AGTTGGTCAGCAGAATGTGCTGAATCAAGTGCCGTTAAATCTGTAATCTTTACACCAGCCATATTTATTCTCCTAGTGTTTATTGTTTTAAGAATATTCTTAATCTAGAATTATATGAGGAAATGAGAGGGGTGCGACCCCCTCATATCAAATCTTTTCCTATTTATACAAAAGTTAATTTTGCACCTATTACCATTGAGGTTTTTCTGCAGTCGTCCAATTCGCCGAAGTTGTGAAGCTAAATCCAGTAGGTTCAGCGGAGAAGTATGAAACATCCCATGCAGAAATATCTTGATCGAATGCAATTGCGCTAGAGAACATATGATACATATCAGTAACGCTAGAAACATCCCAAGAGTTTAGCGGTTGGTTGAATGCATCTGCGCTAGCGAACATCATTCTCATTTTAGTAACGCTAGAAACATCCCAAGAGTTTAGCGGTTGGTCGAATGCCATTGCCTGATAGAACATCTCGCCCATATCGAGAACGCTAGAAGTATCCCAAGTACCAATTGGTTGGTTGAATGCTTCCGCCTCGTAGAACATAGTTTGCATAGTAGTAACGCTGGAAGTATCCCATGACCCGATTGGTTGGTTGAATGCAATCGCGTTGCTGAACATATTACCCATACTAGTAACGCTAGAAGTATCCCAAGAACTGATGTCTTGGTTGAATACATCCGCGTACCCGAACATACTATACATACTAGTAACGCTAGAAGTATCCCAAGAACTGATGTCTTGGTTGAATACATCTGCGCCGAAGAACATACCCTGCATATTAGTAACGCTAGAAGTGTCCCAAGTACCAATTGGTTGGTTGAATGCTTTTGCGTAATATAACGCATGACTCATATCGAGAACGCTAGAAGTATCCCAAGAACTGATGTCTTGGTTGAATACATCTGCGCGCCCGAACATAGTTCTCATATTAGTAACGCTAGAAACATCCCATGAACTGATGTCTGCGTTAAATGAAGTCGCCTCGTAGAACATAGATTGCATAGTAGTAACGCTAGAAGTATTCCATGACCCGATTGGTTGGTTGAATGCATATGCCTGATAGAACATCTCGCTCATATCGAGAACGCTAGAAGTATCCCATGAACTGATGTCTTGGTTGAATACCGAAGGGTTGTTGGCTCGACCATAGAACATCTCGCTCATATCGAGAACGCTAGAAGTATCCCATGACCCGATTGGTTGATTGAACGCGTCGGTAAACTGGAACATCTCGCTCATATCAGTAACGCTAGAAGTATCCCAACCACTAATGTCTTGGTTGAAGGCGTTACAATCGTAGAACATAGAACGCATACTAGTAACGGTGGACATATCCCAACTACTAATGTCTTCGTTGAATGTATTCGCGTACTTGAACATTTCTTGCGTCCCAGTTATTGGAAATTTGGTTCGTATTCCAACATTAGCGATAAATTCGTAACCAAAAGGCGCGTTAAACGAGCGCCAAGCGGCGTTCGTTGGATCAGTCGCTACGGGGAGAGCATATGTTCTATAAACTCCGTCCCACCCAGTAGTTCCCCACAACGGTTTATTATCTGCATCGAATACCGTTGCGCCGCTACTAAATTGGTACGGTTCTGTTGAGGAGAATGAAACATCCCAACTAGTAAGGTTTTGATTGAATGAAGATGCATTTTCGAACATCTCGCCCATATCGATAACGCTAGAAGTATCCCAGTCGCCGATATCACCGCTTCCACCGTTGTTGAATGCGGTTGCGTCTTGGAACATTTCGTCCATATCTGTAACATTGGAGACATCCCACGCACCGATGTTTTGGTTGAATGAAGTCGCTTCTTCGAACATTTGATTCATATCTACGCAAGAAGAAGTGTCCCAACCACTAATGTCGGCGTTAAATGAAGTCGCTCCGTGGAAAGTTCCTTCCATTAATACTACTGAAGAGACGTCCCAACCACTAATGTCGGCGTTAAATGAAGTCGCGTCTTCTACCAACCAACTCATTTGAATGACATTTGAGACATCCCAACCACTAATGTCGGCGTTGAACCCGTCACAACTCAAAGCGTCATACATATTTTTCACATTGCCGACGTTCCAACCACTAATGTCTTGGTTGAACGCGGTGCCGCTGAGAAATTCTGACATCATGTAAACGCTAGAAACATCCCATGCACCGATTGGTTGGTTGAATGAAGTCGCGTCTTCAAACATACCTCTCATGCTTACGCCGGTTCCGTCGTGCAAACCAGCGGTTGCATCCAGATCATTTACTCGAGACGAAGCAATCGTCCAGTAGGTCCATGTGCCGCCATCTATAAGAATGTCTGGGTGTGTCCAACCTGCTCCTGCCGCTTCATTAATTGGAGTTGATGCGTCTGTGGTGATAGTCCAACCACTAACGTCTTGGTTGAAGTCGGTATCTCTGAACATTTCTTGGAAGTCTCGAACTTTAGAGACATCCCATCCTGTTACATCGGTCGAGCTCGAAGCGAAAGAACAACCCCTAAACATACCACACGCTGTTATTACTTCTGACATGTCAAGGTTTGTTGCATCCGCAGCCGGTGTAAGTGTTCCGCTTTCATTCTGACTAAACATATGATCACAATGCTTCAGTTTCTCGTTGCATTTAAATCCAACATTAGGAACCCAAAGGTATCCCCTTGGAGCATAATATTGTCTCCAGTTTGCTGAAGTCGGGTCTGCGCTAACTCCAGTTATCGAGTAAGTGAAGGTTTCTGTTGGTTGCTTCTCAAAACTAATTGATGAAGAACCTGTAACACTTAGACTTACATCGCCCGCATTACTGTTTTTAAAATGTATTTTTGTTTCCATTGATTTTCCCTCTGAATTTTTTTGAAAGGGTTTAATTATGAAGAGGGGTTTAACCCTATGTCAATTCTGTACCTATTTATAAATATAAAATATTGCATTTCTCTGCTAACAGTTGACATTATAATATAGAGAATTGCTTCGAATTCAGTTAGATGTGTTTGAGTAAACACAAACCTTATTTATACTAAATCGAATCTGAAGAATCTTTTAGAGTTACAAATAACTCTTGATCGCCTTCGAGGTTTATCATATCGATATCGTAATTGGTAATTACCGGCGCGGACGCAGAAACATCTTTGTATAGATTTACTTTCATATCAAAATCGAGAGTGTATATAATTGTTCTTCTCGCTTCTAATGCTGCTTCGTAATCATCCGAGAAAGTCACGCCAAGCAATGTAATAGGAGTATCTTCCTTTACATCACTATATTCGTCGATCGGGTTCATTGTTAGCGTGTATTGCGGGGTAAAGTACGGAAGTACCTGTTCAACGACTTGTAGTGCATCGTCTTGAGACTTTGCGTATATACTCAGTTGAAACGATATGACATATGGAACAGGAACATATAATTTTTTCTTAGTAGAAGCATCATCTGAACTTTTGAGACACGCATTCATCTTCGGCAATTGTCGAACGGGGTCATATGCCATCGCAACAATCTCGAACGACATACGCGGTAATTTAATTGCAACCTGTCGTTCATTCTCGGATTGATTTGCTTGATCAATCCTTGCTAGAAAATCTCTTTTCGGACCATAGGATAATGGAACTTTAGTTTGACTGATTACATTGCCGGATGAGTTTTTGCGAATAATATTAATGTTGTTGAATAGCGAACCAAAGACCGCCACAGATTTACGAATTCGTTGATTATAGAAGTGTCCACCAAACATTATCTTGGGTCTCCGAATGGGTTGCTTTCTGTAAAGTCGATAAACGAATCACCTATCTCATCGAAATCATCGTTCTGTGCACCTGCCGGAAGCATTTCTGCAGAGTCCCCAGTCGTCAAGAACGGAATACCGGTCGCGCCTGAGATATCTCCAACGATAGGAGCAGATGTACTCCAAGTATGATACTGCCCGTCCATCGCTCCTTGATGAGCAACATAGACAAGATATTCGCTGTTACTAGAAGCATCAATATCAACCACTTCACCTGTCATAGTATAAGAAGTGTTCGTCTGCGTAATGCTTTCCTGAAATTCAAAGTTACCTGATAGCGAATTCGGATCGAATCTAAGAATAGTTTTATAAGCATGATCGCGTTCGACGTTGTCGATCTGATCAATGCCCGTATCAAAGTCTTCATCATTATAATCGAACAATTCGCAACGCATCTTGAATACTGGAAGATTCTTTAACTGATAGAATGGTTGCTGTGTCTCGGTGCGCATGATTTCAAAGATTGAATTTGATAGCGGGAGATGGATTAAATCGCCTTCTCTTGGTCTGAAAAAAGTGCTGTCGTCTGCTTCTTCGTATTGAGCGATGGCGTTATCCCATCTTCTTTTAGCAACAACAAAGGTTGCTGCATCGCGAATCTCAACACCGAACTTAGTGAATAGATCTCCTTCTCCGTCGAACCCTTCAATGTTCTCGATATACATTTCTATCTTGTATGCATTATCAAAACGAGAAACTGCATCGTCGTCGAATATACGGTCGCGCCCTACAATCTCGCGCGGAATGTAATAGACATCCTGTCCATAAATCTTTAGGGACTCAATGATAATGTCTTCGTAGAGCGTCTGTTCGTTTCGCGTGCCCTGTGTGAAGTAAGGATTCGTCGCCATATATAATTAACCCATGAAGAAGTCGACAGGCAATTCGTGTTCAGAACGAATCTTTTCTTCTAACCTTTCGATTTCTGAATTTGCATCATCAAAGATTTGACGACCATTAATTGTAACGCCTCCTGGAAGTTGCATGCCTTCGAATTTAATTAAGTTCATGCCCCATTGCTGTTTAATTAGAGCAGTTGTGTATTCCTTCAACCACATATCGTCCCAGACAGAAGTGTGAGAATCTTCGTCAATGATCTGGAATACTTCAGCGATTAGATACTGCCCTTCAACTAAGTCTTTATCTTCTAGACTTCCGTGAATGTATAGACGATTTTGCTTTCGAGAGAACGTCGTGAGTGGTGTGCCATCCAAAAGCATGTCTAAGAAATCTAGGTATTGTTGCATTTGATAGTAGTATGACATACCACCTGCAAAATGCATGAAGTCGCCCATGCTGCTCAGCATCATTTGATACTTGATGTCAAACATATTTGTTGTCCCGAAAGTCGGGTTAAACGGAAACACCTTACTTACAAAGAGAATATCGTCTGACAACGTGATGTATTTGTTTGTAATATCTGCTGCAGTCAATTGATGTTTTAGGAATATCCGCACAGTTGCGTCGCTGTGGAATTCCCTATACTTCTGTAAAGCATCGTCGACTTTATCTTCTATCTGATCTTGATCGACATTGATTTCGATAACCGGATCCCCAAGTTTTCTCAGAGAATAGTCAATCAAAGATTGCCTTGAATTGGGTGATGCCATGAAGCGCTCCATAGTATTAGTATTCTATTGATCTATTTATACGCATAAAAAAAGGGAGACCGAAGTCTCCCCAAAAAGATCCTTTAAAGGATTCTTATTATTAACCGATTTACGCGAGGATATTGTCGACGCGGAAGATGCGGTAGTACTGGTTAGAACGTGCGGCAGCAAGACCATCTGCTGGTGCGGAACCAACGAATGGGTTAGATACCATACCATAACGAGTCTTGAACCCGATACGTGGTTGGAAATCGTTCTCGCCAACAGCGCGAACCATCTGCAGTGGAACGTATGGGCAGTAGAAGATACCTGCGTCATATGGGTTAGTACCCTTGTATCCGACTGTGACGTAATCGCCAGTTGCGTATGGATCGATGTATACGCGCATACGACCATTCAATACACCAGCGAAAGTGCTGCCAGTGTCGTCAACCTGCAAGTTAGTTGACAGTGATGGAGTGTAGTCCAACATGCCTGCAGCAACAAGTGCTGTAGCAACGTCAGATGAACATACCATGAAGTTACCCTTACCGCGACGTGTTTGCTTCGCGATTACGTTTGCTTCACGCTCCAACTGAACAACCAGACCCTTGAACTTTTCTACTGACCAACGACCGTCGGCATCAGTTGAAAGATCGAAGATACCCTTAGTTTGGATACCGCCTTGAAGCGCGCCAACAATCGCCTGAGAGTTGATTGTACGAACGACTTCACGGTTGATTTCCGCGAGGATCTCAGTTGACAGGATGTTTGCCAACTCAGTCTCAGCGTCCAGACCGTGGATTGCTTTGAGGTCTTGAGCGAGTTCAAGAGTGTACTCTGCTTTCAA